CAGTTGCTGGGCGAAGATTTCTCGTTCTGCGTCCGGGCCGGTCTGGTCGGCATCCCGATCTACGTGCACACGGGTGTGCGGACCTCGCACTACAAGGCGCAGTGGCTGCAGGAAATTGACCACTGGCGTCGGTATGAGGCGCCTCCGGCGACGGAGCGGACTGCGGTGATTGTGCCGACGCGGGGGCGGCCGCAGAACGCGGAGCCGTTCATGGCCTCGCTGCGGGCATCCACGGGCCTGGCGACGGCGTATGCGATCTGCGACGACGACGAGCCCGATGTGGTCGAGGCGTGGCGCGCGGCGGGCGCTGAGGTCATCGTCGACAACGTCATCACGTTCGCGAAGAAGTGCAACGTGGGTTACCGGAAGACCTCCGAGCCGTGGATGTTCATTGTCGGCGATGACGTGAAGTTCCATCCGGGCTGGTTGGACCACGCGCAGCATGTGGCGGACGTGTTCAAGGACGCTCAGGTCGTTGGGACGAACGATATGGGCAACGTTGCGGTGATGCGCGGCGAACACGCGACGCACATGTTGATCCGCCGGTCGTACGTGGACGAGGTGGGCGCGTCGTGGGACGGCCCGGGTGTCATGTGCCACGAGGGCTACCGGCACTGGTACGTCGACAACGAGCTGGTGTCGGCGGCGAGCTTGCGGGGCGCGTTTCAGATGGCCCTGGGGTCGGTGGTGGAGCACATGCATCCGCTGTGGGGTAAGGGCGAGGACGACGATACGTACCGGTTGGGTCAGTCGTTCGCTGAGGCGGACGGCGAGTTGTACCGGGCCAGGTTGGCGGCGAACCGGTGACCATCGACCTGGAGATGGTGGCGCCGGGCGATGCGGAGCGTTCCGCGTACGTTCTCGACATCATCCGGCAGCGGACGGCGGTCGAGGGTCTCACGGTTCTCGATCTGGCTTGCCGAACGGGCGCGTTTACGTCGGTGTTAGCCGATGCCGGCGCCCTCGCGTATGGCATCGAGGGTAACGCCGCGAACCTCGACAACATGTATCCCTCGAAGGGCTCGCCCCGGTATCTGCACGCCGATGTGCGGGGCCTTGGTCGCGAAATGACCGTTGGGGGCGTGACGCTCGACCTGCAGTTCGAGGTAACCCTGTGCCTGGGGATCCTGTACCACCTCGAAGCCGCTGACGCTGTGCAACTGCTGCGGGCCATGCGCGAGGTCACGACCGGCTTCGCGATTGTTGACACGCACGTGGGCATGCACCACACCGTGGTCGATGTGAACGGCCACGGCTACCGGGGCCAGGTCTACCACGAGTCGCCTTCGCTGTGGTCGAGCATCGGGAACCGGGAGTCGTTCTGGTTCACCGACGAGTCGCTTGACGACGCGTGCATCGCCGCTGGCTGGTCCACCGTGGAACACCTCGCGGGTGTGCGGTGGAACGGTGAGCCGCAGGGCCGCCGATGGCTGGTGCTGAAGTGATCGACGACCGGACATGGATCTCCCCTTCTGCCGTCGCCCAGATCATTCGCCGGGTGACGTGGAGGGAGGTGGTGCCCTGATGTCCACGGTTTACACCGGGGGCACTTGACCTTCGACATGTTCCACGCCGGGCACGCCGCACTGTTGGGCGAGTGTCGCAAGTTGGCCGGCCAGGACGGCACGGTTGTGGTGGCGCTGAACACCGACTCGTTTGTGGCCTCATACAAGGGCAGCTCGCCGGTGTGTTCGTACGAGGAACGCGAAGCGGTGCTCCGGTCGTGCCGCTACGTCGACGAGGTGGTCCGTAACGCCATGGGCGCCGACAGCCGGCCCACGATCGAGGCGGTTGGGCCGGACATCATCGCGATCGGCGTGGACTGGGCCGGCAAGGACTACTACGCCCAGATGGGGTTCGACGCCCGCTGGTTGACGCAACGCGGCATCACGCTCGTGTACGTCGCGCACGCCTATTCGGATCGGCTGTCCTCGTCGGACCTCAAGTCGCGTCTAGGGAGGCCTCGTGGCTGACTTCTTCGAGGTGGAGGCCCGCGCGGACGGCGGGCACCTCGCGTCTAAGCTCGACTTCCCGGTGGGGACGTGTGTGCCGCAGAGTATGTGCGTGATGCACCCGGCGCCGATGCCGGGCGGGGATGAGCGGTGGATGATCGTCGCGCTGCTGGCGGGCGACCCGCAGTACTGGGTGCGGCTCAAGGGCGGCCCGTTCGAGACGGCTGAGGAATGCGCCGACGCGATCCGTGAGATGGCCGGCCTTGCCGGATGAGCTGATCGTTGTCGCCGCCCACGGCAATGACTGGTTTCAGCAGTGCGTCGACTCGCTCGGCTCGGCCGACTCGAACGTGACCTGGTCGGACGGCGGCTACTCGACCGGCTCGTATCTGCGCGCGTATCTGACCCACCTGGCCGTTGACCGGTTCCTGTTCATCCAGGACTCGATGACATGCGTGGTCGACGACCCGTTGGCCTGGTTCCGGGACCAGTGGACCGAGGGCGCCGTCGTTGCGTGGCAGCGGTTCAACATGCAATGGGACGACCCGGCCCAGCAGAAGGCCGTCGAAGACCGCTACCCGGGTGTGAGCCCGACGCATGGCATCTTCGGCCCGGTGTTCTACGTCGAACGGAAGACGTTGCAGATCCTCGACGACAAGGGTCTGTTGCCGGCCGTTCCGACGACCCGGCTTGAGGCGCAGGGCGCTGAGCGGGCGTGGGCGTACGCGTTCGAGTCCGCCGGGATTGCGGTGTTGGGGCCGGAATGGAGCGCCAAGGAACTGGTCGCGGGCGAACCGGTGGGTCCGTTCCGCAAGGTGTTCGCGGGTCGGCCGTGATCTCCTGGATCGTTGCGTCGAACCAACCCGACGTGCTCGAGGCCAACCTGCTCGCATCCTTGCCGGACCAGGACGGCGACGAGGTCATCATCGTCCCGGACCCGGAGTCGATCACCGAGGCCTACGCCTACGGCCAGGGCAAGGCCAGCCGCCCGATCCGGGTGTATGTCCACTCCGATGTGCAGATCCTCGACCCGGCCAAGCTGCGGCGGGCGTTGCGCACCGCGTGCCACGAGGCGGGCATGGTCGGCGTCATCGGTTCCCGGACCGCGGTGATGCCGTGGTGGGAGGGCGACAAACTCGGCTCCGTTGTGGACGCCCGGTTGGGGTTGTTGGACTTCGGCCCCGGCGGACCCTGCGCCGTCGTCGACGGGTTGCTGCTCGCTACCGTCCACCACGTGGACTGGGACTTGGACTGGCCGGGTTTCCACGGCTACGACCAGGACTCGTGCCAGCAGATGCTGGGCCGCGGTTTGCGCAACTGGTGCCTGACCGGCGGCCACAACCTGGTGCGGCACAACACAACCGGTTCAACCGACACGTCCCAGCTGACCGGCTGGAGCGAGGCCGTCCAACGATTCCGGGCCAAGTGGCCCTCTAACCAAGGAGAACGGCATGGCTAAGGCCGGCTACTCGCTGCAGACCGGTGCCGCTGTGGCGCTGTCTTCCGGCGTGGCGAAGACAATCCTCTGCGTCATCGCCCCCGCTCAGTTCGGCGTGGACCTGCGCGCCATCGACATCGGGTTCGACGCGTCGGCGGCGGCGACGGGCATCCTGGTCGAGATCTGCACCTCGAGCCTGGCGACCAACTCGACGCCGGGCACGAACAACACCACTGGCACCGTCAACCAGATCTACGGCCGGTCCATCACCGCCGGTTTCACGGGCTTCTACGCGTCGACTTCGGAGCCGACGGCCCTCACGCCGATCGACTCGTTCACGATGGCAGTCAATGCCACTGTGGTGCGGCCGTGGGCGTTCGGCGAGGGTTACGACTGCGCCGTGTCCAACGGAATCGTCATCCGGTGCACGTCGCAGTCGTCGGTCAACGTCCGCGCCAGCATGATCTTTGAGCGTTGCTGATGACCGTCGGATACAGCCAGGGCGCGGCCGACATCAACAACCGTGCGGGCCAGCTGGTCATTCAGTTGCGCGACGACCTCGAGCGGATCAAGCAGTTCGCCGCGTGGCTGACGGACGCGGCCACGACCGACACGTTTCTCAACAACGCCGGGATCAGCGGCAACGCCTCGTCCGGTGATGTGAAGGCGCTGCGGGATTCGTTCACGGACCTGATGGTGCTCTACAACGTCGCTCACGGTCAGCAGGCGACAGGAGCGTCGGACTTCTTCTTCAACGCCAAGCACCTCACCGGCGTCCTCTGACCGTACGGGGGTAGGCCGTGGCCCTCGCGATCGACGCCTCATCGCCGGCTGCGGTCCGCAGTAACGCCGCCACGACCACCACCGCCAGCTTCACCCCGCCTGCCGCCTGCGCTCTGGTGGCGTTCGTCCACTCCGACGCCAACAACGGCAGCGCCACCGAGTCGTGCACGGTTTCCGGCGGGGGCCTGAGTTGGTCCCGGGCGATTCAGCACCACGGGTCGCCCGGCGCTAACACCGAGGTCTGGTGGGCATACTCATCCGGCGCGCCTGGCTCGATTACCGTCTCTGTCACTGACAACCAGGGCTCGGTCGATAAGTCCCTCGTCGTTGTCGTGTTCACCGGCGCGGACCCCGGTGTTATTGGCGCCACCGCCTCAGGCACGGCACTGTTCCTCGATATCACCACCACGGCGAACAACTCGTGGTGCTGGTACGCGGCGCTGGGCACCATGTCCGGCACGTTGCCGATCGACGCCAACTCCACGACGTATGACCTGGTCGACTCGGGCGGCTTCGACGGCGGCGACTCGATCGTCACCGAACGACACACCACGACAACCGCGACCTCCGGCACGCTGACAACGACCGGTATCAAGGTCAGCTCCGGGTCGGCACTGCATGCGGTCGGCGTCGAGCTCGTGGCCGCCACGAGCAGCACCCTGTCAGCGCCGCCCTCGTTCGTTACCGCCCAGCCGGCCCCACTCAGGGCGGCCCCGCCAATCGCGCTGTACCCGCCGATCCTCGGCCCACCGGCCATCGCATCGCGGCAACTGGTCGTGCCACAGTCGCCTAAACCGCCGGTCGCGCAGGTCCAAGTCATCCGGCCGCCGATCCTCGGCCCGCAGGCCATCCAGTCCCGCCAGTGGGTGACGCCTCAGGCGCCGAAGCCGCCGGTCGCGCAAGTCCAGGTCTCCGCGGCGCAGATCATTGCGCCAACCGCGACGGTCTTCGCGGCGGTTGGCGCGGTCTCGCCACAGTTCCCGCCGCCCAAGCCAGCGCCTTCGCTGGTGCTGACGCCGCCGCTACTGCCAGCGTTTGCTCCGGTTGTGGTCGCCGTCGCGACGAAGGCGCCCCCTGCGGCACCGGCCGTCACGTCCATCTCTCCGCCGCTACTGCCGCCGTTCGCCGCCGCTGTAACCGTTGTGCTGGGCCATAGCCCGACCATTCAGTGGCAGCAGGTTGTCCAGGCCCCGCCGCTACTGCCGCCGCCCGCGATTCAGCCGGTCGTCAGCGTCACGATCAACAAGAACCCAACCCCGACCCCGGCGCCGATCACGGTCCTGCCGGCGTCCTACCCGACCGCACCCGACGCGCTGCAGCCGCAGACGGCGGTACCATCTGTCAAGTCGCAGCTGACCGCAGCTCCGGTCATCGTTCTGACGCCGCCGGGACTACCGACCGCACCCGCACCGGTTCAGGTTGTTCCGGTCCCGTTCCGACCAACCCCGGCAACGGTCTTCACGCTGACGCCCGCGTCGCTGCCCACGGCGCCCGCGCCGGTTCAGGTCGTCATCGCGCCCGTTGTCAAGCGGCTGACGGTGGCGTCCAGCCTCACGCCGGGACTGCTGCCGCCGGCGATCCTCGACCCGCGGGTGTTGTCCGTGCGGGTGCAACCTCCGCCGCCGCCGCCGGTCGTCACGGTGGCGTCGCCCGCGATTTCGCCGATTGTCAGCGTCGGCCGTAACCGGCCGATCACCCTGCAGTCCGGTGGCGCGCCGCTGGTCTCTCAAACCGCCGGTGTCATCACGGCCACAAGCGACGACGAAACGCACACGTCCCAGACCGGCCCGACCACGATCGTGTCGCAGACCCGGGGAGGTGTGCCGTGACCACAGTGGACGTAGGTGACCGGGTCAACATCCGCTATCTGGCTTATGCGGCGGGAACTCCGACCAGCGCCACGGTGGCGTTGACGGTCACCAAGCCGGACGGCACAACGGTGACACCGACGCCGGTGTTCACCGCACCCAACCAGTACGACTCGTCGTTCCTCACCGACCAGGCGGGGGTGTGGTACTGGACGTGGGTCGCGTCGGGCACGGTCGATGATCAGGAGACAGGCGAGATTACCGCCATGTCGCCCGCGCCGCCGGTCTACTCGACGCTGGCGATGCTCAAACAGTCCCTCGGCCTGGCGTCGACGGACACGACGAAAGACGACCTGCTCAACCTGGCGCTGATCTCCGCATCCCGGGCGGTTGAGAACTTCTGCGACGAGCGGGTTTTCAACCTCGCCAAGACCGCAACCGCCCGCACATATCCGCTCGGCGTTTACAAAATCACCCGCACCCCACGCGGCGAGCGGGTGCGGGTCGATGACATCGGATCCGCGTCGGGCATCATCGTCGAGTTGACCCCAGACAACATCACGTGGACGGCGATCACCGACTACGACCTGTACCCGGACAACGCCCTCACGAAAGGCCAACCGGTCGAGGCCATCCAACTGCGGTGGACCGCGAACGAACGGCTCTGGTACAACACCGACATCCGCGTCACCGCCCGCTGGGGCTGGCCGCAGGTGCCGGCCGCGGTTGAGAACTCGACCCTGCTGATGGCGACCCGGCTCTACAAGCGCAAGGACTCGCCTGAGGGCATCGCCGGATCAACCGAGTGGGGCCTAGTGCGGGTGCCGAACCTTGACCCCGACATTCAGCGGCTGCTCGCCGCGATCCACCCGCCGATGATGGTCGGCTGATGCTCGACCTCAACGCCGTCGCGACCGCCGTCACCGCGGCGGTCACCGCGCAGGCGATCACCCTCGACGGGAAACTCGTCACGGCCGCGGACTTCGTCCCGCAGGCGATCGACCCGCCGTTCTTTGCGGTCGGCGAGTTCGAGAACCTGGTGCACCGCACCTACTCGGGCATGAACGAGCTCACCCTCAAATGCGCCATGTACGTGTCGTTGGCCACCGAGGACGAGGGCCAACGCAAGTGCCGCGCCGTCGCGTCCTCGTCCGGAGCCAACTCGGTTCAGGGCGCGGTCGAGGCGGCCCGGGGCGCGCCCGGACAGTCGGCCCTGTCCGGCGCCGCGAACGACATCGTTCTGCGCAACACGAGCGGCCCGAAGGTGTTCGAGATCGCCGGCAAGGCCTATTACGGCGTCGAGTTCGAGCTTTACGTGGTGGGGTGAGATGAGCGTCTTCGTGTTGACGAACGTCCGCTTGTTCGCGGGCGGTGCCGACCTCACCAGCCGCAACAACAAGTGCGAGTTGGCGCAGGCCGTCGAAGACAAGATCACAACGAACTACGGGTCGGGTGGCTGGCAGGAACGCCTCGGCGGCCTCGGCGAAGGCGCCCTCGCCGCCAGCGGCCAGTGGGAGGCCGGCGACCTGTCAAAGGTCGACGACCAGGACTGGGCCAATCTGGGCGCGATCAACGCGTTCACGGTCTGCCCATCTGGTGCCGCGCTCGGCGCGACCGCCTGGTTGGTGCGGGCGATGGAGACTGCCTACAAGCTCGGCGGCACTGTCGGCGACGTGGCCCCGTGGGAGGCGGCCGCGGCCAGCTCGTGGCCCGTGTCGCGCGGCGGCCTCATCCACCCCGCCGACACGCCCCGGACCTCGTCCGGCAACGGTTCCGGCGTCCAACTGGTTGCGGCCAGCGCAGGGCAGTACCTGTACTCGTCGCTAAACGTCTACTCAGTGGCCGACCCGGCGGCGACGCTGACCGTCACCGTCCAGTCCAGTGTAGACAACACGTTCGCCTCGCCGACCACCGTGTTCACGTTCACGGGCGTCTCCGCCGTCGGCGGCCAGATGCTGCGTCTCGCCGGGCCGTCCACGAACACCTGGTACCGGGTGACGTGGACGATCGCTGGTGGCTCGACACCTTCGTTCATGTTCGTCGCCGCCCTCGGCGTCAAGTAAGACCGTCCGCCCAACCACCAGCCCTGAGGAGGGCCCGAAATGGCAGTTATGGTTCTCACGGCTGCGTACTGCTCGCTGGGCGGTGGTATCGGCACGATCCACGACCACGCGAAGAAGATCGAGCTTGCGATCCAGGTCGAGGACAAGGACGTAACCACCTACGCGTCGCTGGGGTGGAAAGAACGGCTCGGCGGCCTGAAGGACGGAACCTTGTCCCTCGGCCTGTGGAACGACATCGCCGCGAGCGGCCTCGACCAGAACATGTGGGCCAACCTCGGCACGGTCATCGGCTACGAGGTTCGCCTCACACAGAGCGCCCGGTCCACCGCCAACCCGGCGTACACCGGCAATGTGTTGATGAAGGAGTGGAAGCCGATCCAGGGCAACGTCGGCGACGTCGCCGCAGCGGACGTGTCCTGGCCGACCACGGCTGCGGTGACCCGCCAGACCAGCTGATGGCCAACTCGCTGTCGCTCAAGGTCGAGGTCGACGGCACGAGCCTGCGCAAACTGGTGCGGGCGCTCAAGAAAGAAGCCGACGGCAAGGCCCTGGCCCGGGACCTGGTCGTCCAG